TAACCAGTTGCAGATTGTGGCAATAAAGATATGCCCAATAGTATAAATGATTGCTAATGCAATACTAGACTCGCCAATGAGTCTTTTAAGGAGTTTGAATATCCCCTTCGTCAATTCGGTCATAATCATGGTCAATCACCTTTTCTCCATCTCCACGCAGCATTTTCTGTAACTCTGCTGTGGAACCTACAAATACATTCTGTGTAAGAGACTTTTGTTCCTCTGTCGCACCTTTGGCTTGAGTTACATTAATCTCTTGATTCTTTTTATGCATTGCTAATAAAGCATGTGCATTTTCTGATTGTTGCTTAATCATACCAGTCAAGACTTCAATAGCCCGAGGATGTTCCATTTCATCAGCAACACTTTTGGCAAGTTGAAGACCTTCCTCGCCTTGAAGTAAAAGAGTGCGCAAAGTCGAGCGAACAAGGTCTAAGTCTTCATCATAACTAGAATGAACACCTTCTGGAATATCTTTTTTTGGTATAATATCAGTCATAATATTGGAAAACTCTTAGTTGGCGGGGTGAAGTTTGAGGTGTACCTAGCGACGCCGGGGGTAAGTCGAAAGTCTTCGATGTTGCCTTTCCAAGGCACCGCCCCAAGAGGCATGGTTGTTGCGTGTTTGCCTATGTAGAGCGGATGGCTGTTATCGACCGCTGCTCCCGACATCGTTGCGGTGGCTTTAGCGACCCCGTTTATCCAAAGTGTGATCGTGTTGCCGCTACGTGTTCCGGCCACATGCACCCACTGGCTGGTTGGGAAGTCGGCAGTGTCTTGTGTGGTGTAATAAGTGGATGATGTGACTACTATAAACCGCATGGGAGCCGAGCCTCCAGAGGCGATGGTGGTTCCAAAGACAAACGGGGTTCTGTTGGATTCTAAGTCTGTCTTGCCTGCAAAGTACACATACTCCCCATTTGTCATGTTTCCGTCGTGGTACGCCCAGCACTCGACGGTGAAGTCGTCAGAGCCAAGCTCAAGCGAAGCGTCGTCAGGTATTGAGATAAAATCACTTGAGCCGTTAAACGACATGGATCCGGAAGTGGAGTGCTTAAAGTAGGTCGTGTCACCCGCCGTCACTCCGTTGTTGATGATCGTATGATTACCTGACAAGTCCGTCAGGGTGTCGCCACGGATTAGAAGGCTTACGTCATTCCAATAAGGATCTATATTATCTCCAGAAGACAATATCATTAAATGTAGTACACTCATGAACTTATGTTTCCGCTTACTGCCATACCATCACTTTCATATGCAACAAAAGTAGCTACTCCGAATAAAGCAAGAGTCATATTTACTCCATTAAAATTACTTATGTATTTATAATCAAGCACTATCCCCTTCACCCGGAATAATAAACGTTTCAGTAAATCCATAATCACTGCCAGGATTTACATTAAGTGGGTCTGGTTCAACGATGATACGTTCAAACAAGTTATCTGAATCTGTAAGACTGTAAGAACCTACTGTAGGAACATCAGGATCTCTAAAGTCTACAATAGCCTTACGAATGATAGAACTATCAGCAATGGGTCCATAGAAACTTGTTTTGAGTTCAAAGTCTAATGTATATATAATTGTTCTTCTGTTCTCTAACTGTCCTTCATAATCATCTGTAAAAGAAATACCAATCAAAGAAATAGGAATATCTTCTGTAATATCTGGGTAATCACTAAACTGTTTCATTGTAATTGTATAAGAAGGATTGAAGAATGGCAAAATCTGCTCAAGTATTTGAACAGCATCTTCATTTGTTTTTGCTAAAATATTCAATTGAAAGTTAAGAATATATGGAACAGAAGTAAAAAACTTTGTTCTTTTATTATTATCTGTTACAATATTCTTAGTAAAATTATTTGTTTTTGGTAATTGTCTAGTAGGATCAAAGTAAAGAGAAGACATTTCAAATCCCATTCTAGGAAGTTTGATTGCCAGTTTAGCATCTGCCATATCTTCTGTTTCACGAATACGGTCTAAGAACTTCTGTTTTGGCGAATAACTCAAAGGAACTTTCATCTGACTGATAACTGCTCCTGATGAATCCTTACGAAGCACATACAGATTATTGAACATGGTACCAAAGACTGCTACGCACTTACGAATCTTCTCATGATAAAAGTGTTGATTAAACATATTATGTTACCTCTCCAAATGGGTTACTTTCAGAGAAGTCAATAATATTATCACCTTCAGTTTCAAAGTCATCATTCTGACTAAACACCTGCTGTAGTTCATCACCTACCAGAGTGATAGTCTTAGTGATATTAGACTCTGTAGATGTAATGGATGTATCGGTAGAGAATGTTCTCCACTTGCCATCAGTTGATCCTACATGTGCAACCTCAAGGATATTACTACCTGCATTCCAAGAAACAATCTCTGCTGTAAGTTTAGGTCCATTTGCACTATCAACTAGATACTCTATATTTTCACCGATTACTAGGTCATTAGAGTCGCTGGATGCCAGAGTGAGTTGTATCTTATTACCGATAGCTTCTACATTATCAACAGACTGAATAGAAGTATCAAAGTCCTCGTCATTATACTCAAAGAGTTCAATATCAAGTCTATAGGTAGGAAGGTTTGACATTTGATAGAAAGGTCTATCATCAATAACTCTCATGATCTCAAAAATCTGATCCGACAGAGGTAAGTAGATCAGGTCACCTTCTCTTGGTCTATTGTATTCTACATGTTCGCCTACTGAAGAGTTCCATCTCTTTCTAGCAACATGAAGCGTTGCCCTGTCACGAATCTCTACACCAAACTTGGTAAAGAGCTCCTGATCACCTTCAAATCCATCTGTGTTTTCCAGATACATTTCAATGCTATAGGCGTCATCAAATCGAGATACAACATCTTCACCAAAGATTGTATCCTCATTGACAAGAGTTCTAGGTAGATATTGAACTTCTTGCCCATAGATTTTAATGGACTCTATGATGATATTTTCATAGAGATTTTGCTCTGATCTTACTGTCTGAGAGATGTAACCGTTTCTAACCATTGACCTATCCTACAAAGAAGTCAACAGGCAACTCGTATGTATTACGCAGTTTATCTTCTAATCTAAGCATCTCTTGTGTTGCATCATCATACAACTGTCTACCGTTCAATGTAACACCACCTGGAAGTTGCATACCTTCAAACTTAATCAAGTTTGCTCCCCACTGTTGTTTGATTGCTTGTGTGAGATATTCCTTGACAAACAAATCATTATATACATCAGTATAAGTTTGTGGGTCTACAATCTTAAAAGTTTCAAAGACAAGATAATCATCTTCTAAAATATCTTGGTCAGAAAACTTGCCATGAATATAAACTCTGTTTTGGTGTCTGTTAAAGTCAATATGAGGATAACCAGTCAACTTTGCATCTAAAATAGCAAGATATTGTTTAGTCTGCTCATAGTATGCAAGATCACCAATATAGGTGTTCAAGTCATAAATATCGTTCAAAGACATTTGATATTTAATGTCAAACATTCCAGCAGAGTTGCCAGAACCTCTTATCATAAAAAGTCTCTTGATATAAATGATACTATCATCTACAGTAATATAACCATTAGAAATATCTGTAGATGTGACTTGATGCTTTAGAAAAGTTCTAACTACTGCATCAGAATGATACTCCTGATACAGTTGAAGAGTATCATCAGTTCTATCTTCTAACTGATCAATATCTACATTGATTTCAATAACAGGTGCACCTAGTCTTCTCAGGCAATAGTTAATCAGTTCGTCTCTACTAGATGGAGTTGCCATTCACTCTTCCTATATTCTTGGTTTATTACTATTTATAACCAAGGTCGTTACTCTTCTTCGTATTGCTCTGGAAACTGCTGTTGATGAGCAGCCAACATTTCTTCTTCAGTATCAAACTCTTGAACAACAGCGTCATCCCGGTATGACACAACCGTGTTTTCATCCAGTGCGACTGCGCCACCGTTGATAATGAAGAATCCTTCGGTCTTGGTTATGATCATACAAAGCCTCCATCTGTAATTACCCAACTGTAAGTGCCGGTCAGGACAGCCCTAGCGGTGGACGCAGGGCTGTTGTTGGTGTATTGAGAGACTCCAAAATTAGGACGCAGACCCGGCCGGGGTGTAGGAGAACTATCAAACTGCCCCTTCCAGTTAATTAACAAATTGTCATACCGATTCGTTGTAATCCCACCCTCTGTTATAAAATTGTCCAAAGAGTATGTCTGATTTAGACCAGTGATGTCAAAATTCTCAACGCCCACGATGTCCGTTAATGACGTGCACTGACGGAACATCGCTCTAAGTCTTGTGACGTTTGAGGTGTCAAAGCTTGATACATCAACGGATGTCAGGCTTCCGCATTCCCTGAACATATCTTCCATGCCCAAGGTATCCGTGTGGTTTAAGGTGTCAAATCCTGATACATCAACGGATGTCAGGTCTTCGCACTTAAAGAACATCTGATACATAGTCGTAACGCTTGAGGTGTCAAAAGTTGATGCATCAATAGACGTTACACTTGTGCAACCACGAAACATGAGTCGCATGGATGTAACGCTTGAGGTGTCAGCACCAGCACCAGCCGTGAAGGTCTCCATGTTATCGCAACCGTAGAATGCATTGAGGAAACTTTCCCATCCCACAGCGCCGATATTATCTACGCTCTTTACCTTTGATTTATCCCCGACGTTATTGAAGTAAATGTTAGGAAAGTCGCCACTAATGCGTATCTGATGATCGCCAGCGGTAGCATAGGTATGCGCCAGATTAGCATCGTTGTAGGCCGTAATCGTGTTAGAATTTCCATCGCCCCAGTAAACCGTAGCGTCAAACGTCCCAACATTCTGACAGGGGATTGTGAAGGTTTCTGAAGCACCTGTCGTCGTGACGGTGAAGAGAAAATCAGGATCAACAACTGCACTAGACTTAGCAATAAAAGGTAAAGGAGCATTAAGAAATAAAGACATATTAGTAAGTCACACTCGAATCAAGACCAACCGAAGAAAGTACAATATCATTATTTCCAAATACCATACCGGAAACAATACCAATCTTACTACCAGTAACAGTTAGTGTGTTTGCAGAATTAAAATGTAAGGTATTACCACTAGATGTAACAAAAGTCATTACACGGTCGGAATCAGGTGAAGTATTATTCTTAATCAACATAGTAAAGGCAGTACCACCCAATCCTGTAAAGTCACCACCAGTTGCTGTAAAAGTAATAGTCTTATCAGAATCAGTTGTCAACGAAGCAGTATTACCTGAATCAATATAGTAAGTAACACCTGCACCAACTGCGCCTTGTGCAAGGGAGACATAATTAGGAATACCAATACCACCAACAGTAATATCTGCACCAAACGTTACATCATTGGCAAAGTTAGAGTCAATCTGACCTTGAACCAAATCAGAATCATGGGCACCGCCACCACCACTTGAAGAAATAATACCAGTAGCAGAATCATATGTGATATTAGAACCAGCAACAATTGCAGCACGAGCCAATGGTCGAATATAAGCAGAATCAATCAGATCAATAGTACGAGCAGAATCAATTGTAAAACTCTGAATATTAGCCGAGTCAATATCAAACACACCAGTGCTTGAATTATATGTTATGCCTTTATTACCCGATAATGAAGCAGTAGTAAGAACATCATTGCCATTACTAGTAATATTACCAGAAATAGTAGCGGAGTCTGCTAACACTTCACCAGTTACATCAACACCAGTAGAGGTTGTATTAAACTTTTGTACACCATAGTGGTAAAGTTGAACTTGACCATTT